TACAGGAACCCCACCAATTGCAAAACATATTGATGCTATGCAATTGGTTGCTCATCGCCGGGTCTGGGAAGAAATGGGTTATTGGTACGATAAATCATTTTGTGGAGACGGTTTTATATATGAAGAAATGTGTAAAAAATATCCTTGGGCAGAACTACCCATAATCCTTGGAGAAAATTATTAATATGATATTATTAGGCATTAAGAGAATGGAGAAATAATGAAAAGAGTATTGCTAACAGGAGCTTCTGGATTTGTTGGAAGCCATGTATTGAGACATCTTATTGTAAATACAGATTGGTTTATCGTATGCCCCACAACTTTTACTCACAAAGGCTTGCAAGATAGAATTCGTGTAGCACTTGATGATATTCCAGATGCATATAAGCGCATTAAAGTTATTCGTTGTGACTTTACATCTCCAATTTCATCAATCACAGCAAATGAATTTGGCAAGATTGATTATGTAATTAATGTTGCAAGTGAGTCACATGTTGATCGAAGCATTGAATATCCTGCTCCCTTTATTATTAACAATGTTTCTCTTATTTGTCATTTATTGGACTGGGCTAGAATTGCTCAGCCAGAAAAGTTTTTGCAGGTATCAACCGATGAAGTTTATGGTCCTGCTTTAAAAGGCTATGCTCATCAAGAATGGATTGATCAGCATCTTCCAAGTAATCCATATGCTGCTAGTAAAGCAGCCCAAGAAGATATTTGTTTCTCCTACTGGCGTACATATGGAATTCCTATGGCTATTACCAATACCATGAATATTATTGGCGAGACACAGGACCCAGAAAAATTTATGCCTATGACTATTAAGCGTGTTCTTAATGGAGAAAATATGACTATTCATGCATCTCCTGAAGGTGAAGTTGGCAGTCGTTTTTACCTTCATGCTCGTAACCAAGCAGATGGTTTATTACATGTTTTAAATCAACCATTTAGATCTTATGGAGAAGTTGATATGCCAGAGCGCTTTCACATTGTTGGAGAGCGTGAGGTAAATAATTTAGAAATGGCACAATTAATTGCAGCAGCAGTAGGTAAGCCATTAGAATATGAACTTGTAGATTTCCATTCATCCCGTCCCGGACATGATTTGCGTTATGCCCTTGATGGAAAGAAAATGGCAGAATCGGGTTGGAGCCTTCCAATTCCACTAGAAGAGTCTATTGAAAAAACGGTTAAGTGGACACTTGACCATCCAGAGTGGCTAAACATCTAAAGGAGAAAAATGCAACAGTATAGGCAAAACGAACAACTTTGTTTTGATGATATTTTACTTGTCCCGCAAGCATCTGAAGTAGTGTCACGAAAAGATATCCATTTAGGTATGCAAATTGGATATGGTAAATATGAAATTGATTTGCCGTTTCCAGTTATTGCGTCACCAATGGATACCGTGTGCGAATCAGACATGGCTATAGAAATTGCAAAATTTGGCGGATTTGGAATTATTCATAGATACATGGATATTGAAAAGCAAAAAGCAGAAATAGCCAAAGTAGCAAAAGAAGGATTTTTAGTAGGTGCTGCAGTATCAATTAAAGATGCGGAAGGCAATCAAGACAGTATTACCGATTTGGTAAATGCTGGAGCTACTTTGATTCTTCTTGATGTTGCAAATGGTCATAATGTTTATGCCGTTGATGCTGTAAAAAAAATTAAACAAAAGTTTAAAATTCATGTTATGGCTGGCAATGTTTCAACATGGGATGGATTCCTAGCATTATCACTTGCAGGTGCTGACTCTATTCGTGTTGGAATTGGTGGAGGTTCCTGTTGTACTACTAGAATTGTAACTGGTCATGGTATGCCAACACTTGCTTCCATTATGGATGTTAAAGAAATGCTTGACAGAATGGATGTGCCAACATCTATTATTGCAGATGGTGGTATTAGAAATACCGGAGACATGATTAAATCATTTGCTGCTGGAGCAGATGCAATAATGATTGGTTCAATGCTCGCTGGTCATGAAGAATCTCCCGGAGAAAAAGAATATACTGAAACTGGAACAGTAAAGGTATTTCGTGGAATGGCTAGTGAAGATGCTCAAATTAATTGGCGAGGAGAAGCTTCTAATGCTGAAGGCATTTCAACAAAAATTGATTATAAAGGTCAAGCAATAACCACACTTGAAAAAATTAAAGATGGTTTGTCAAGCGGTTGTTCTTATTCAGGCGTAACTAATATTAATGATTTGCCATACAACTCACAATATATTAAAGTGTCATCTAATAGCGTAAAGGAGAATCAACCTCATGGTCAAAGAAACATATGATTTAATGAAAAAAATTAATAGTAATTTAAGGCTTGCTCCATCAGGTGAATTAATTTTTGAAAGATGTTTGCGTCTTGCTGAAAATCTTATTGCAAAAAATATTTCATATGGCGATTCAGCATTAAATCCAAATCCAATTTTTTCCAAAGGGGGTCAAAATGAAAGCCTTGCATCACGCATTGATGATAAATTGAATCGTATTGCAAATAGTCAATCATACCCCGGAGACAATGATCTTGACGATTTATTAGGGTATCTGGTATTATATAGTATATACAGAGAGCGAGAAATCGGAAATGGGTATGAAGAATTATCTAAGGAGAGAGCATGCCGACCTACACATTTAATTGTTTAAATTGTGATACAACTTTTGAAAAAGTTGTAAAAATGGATAATAGAGATAATCAAATTTGCAAAGAATGTGGTTATAAACTTATTAGGTCAATTGATCGTCCGGGACTCGTATGGGCTCCCACAGCTGGAGGATACAGGTGATTAAATGGCTAGGAAAAAAATCAAAGGTACGGAACTTAAGCCTTACTGGTATAACCCTTATATTTCTGTGTTTTATGAGCTGGAGTTTAATAAAAAGTTGGTTGTTCCGGGGACTAGACTTAAAATTAAAGGATCAAGAGGAGTCTTTGTTTTCCATAAACTAGTACATCATTCAAAAAATGATAAAACATGGATTGATTGTATGGATGACAGTACTGGAGAATACAGATCTTTTTATGTTGAAAGAGTAAAAACTATTGTTATACCTAAAAGGAGTAGAAAAGATAAATGAGTGAACTTGAAATTGCTAACAATTTTGACAGAATGAATAAAGTTGTTTCTGAAATGCTAAAAGGAAACACTCCTTCTGCCATTGCAAAGCAATTAGATATTCCTAGAGCACAAGTTTTATCTTTAATTGATGAATGGAAAACAATTGTTCATACCGACAATAGAATTCAGGACCGCGCAAAAGAAGCTTTAAGCGCAGCCGATCAACACTATGCAATGATTATTAATCAAGCATGGGATACTGTTGAAGAAGCAGGAGCAAATGGTCAGCTTAATATTAAAGCTCAAGCATTAAAACTTATTGCTGATGTTGAAGGTAAAAGAATTGACATGTTACAGAAAGCCGGGCTACTTGAAAATACTGACCTTGGAAACCAAATAATTGAATCCGAAAGAAAACAAAAGATTTTGATTGACATTCTTAAAGACATTTCTGGCAGATGCAATTCATGTAAAACTGAAGTTACAAAAAGAATTTCTGAAATTACAGGCAAGGTAGAGGCGATTATAATTGATTGATTTTAATGATTTTCTTGATGTTTTAGAAGATGATGAATTTGAAGAAAGACCAGTTTCAATTGAAGAGTTTGTAACATCCAAAGACTTTTTAAATCTTCCTCCTTTGTCTGAAAATCAATATACAATGCTTCGCGCAATGACACAAATTTATAAGCGCGAAACACTTGAAAAAATTTATGGCAAAGAAGAAGGAACTAAAATTTACAAACAAACTTGTAATGAAGTTATTTTTCAGCTAGGTAAAGGTTCAGGAAAAGACTATACATCGACTATTGCTTGCTCCTATGTTGTTTATTTATTGCTATGCCTAAAAGATCCAGCCAGATATTATGGTAAACCCTCCGGCGATGCTATTGACATCATTAATATTGCTATTAATGCTGAGCAGGCTAAACGAGTATTCTTTAAAGGATTTTTAACTAGAATCAAAAAATGCTTATGGTTTGAAGGTAAGTATGAAGATAAAGTTGCAAGTGTTGAATTTGATAAAGCAATTACAGTTCATTCAGGTCACTCACAAAGAGAATCTTGGGAGGGATACAATGTTATTGTTGTTGTTCTTGATGAGATTTCAGGTTTTGAACTTGAATCCACATCCGGACACGATCAAGCAAAAACTGCAGATGCAATCTATAAAATGTATAGAGGCTCTGTTGCTTCACGATTCCCAGATTTTGGTAAACTAATTTTACTTTCATTTCCTAGATTTAAGAATGATTATATTCAGCAAAAATATAATGAATCAATTGCAGAAAAAGAAACTATTGTAAGAAGTCATACTTTTAAAATTGACCCTGATTTGCCAGATGAAATAAAAGAAAATAAATTTTCAGTGGAGTGGGAAGAAGATCATATTATTTCTTACACTGTTCCAAGAGTATTTGCTTTAAAAAGACCTACATGGGAAATTAATCCAACAAGAAAAATTGAAGATTTTACCATTGATTTTTATAAAGACCCAGTTGATGCATTATCTCGTTTTGCATGCATGCCGCCCGATGCAGTTGATGCATTTTTTAGATCAAAAGAAAAAATTGAGCAGGCTTTTGTTGCTAGAAATGGTGTAGATGAACATGGAAGATTTCAGGATTGGTTTGTTCCAGAAATAGACAAGACTTATTTTATACATGTTGACTTGGCACAAAAACATGACCATTGTGCTGTAGCCCTTGCTCATGTTGATAAGTGGACTATTCTAAAAGTTGGTGGGCAGATGAGAGATGCTGCTCCAGAAATTGTTATTGATGCAGTTAGATGGTGGACTCCTACAGCCAATAAAAGTGTAGACTTTCAAGATGTTAAAGATTATATTCTAAGCTTAAGATCTCGTGGATTTAATATAAAAACTGTAACATTTGACCGTTGGAATTCACATGATTTAATGGCTCAACTTAATGCATATGGAATGAAAGCTGAAATTTTATCTGTTGCTAAAAAGCATTATGATGACATGGCGCTGGTTGTTACAGAAGAAAGAATTAAGGGTCCAAATATTAAACTACTAATTGATGAGCTGTTACAATTAAGAATTGTTAAAGATAAAGTTGATCACCCTAGAAAGGGGTCTAAAGACTTGTCTGATGCTGTTTGTGGGGCAATATATAATGCAGTTAGTTTAACGCCCAAGGGGGATTCTGAAATAACCATCAAAGATTATTATAATGTTGCAGATGTTGATGAGGAAGATATGAATCCTCGTCCCGGTCTCAATGTTACTAAAATTCCTATGGGTACAGATATGCCAAGTAATATCAGAGAATATTTAAGCTCCGAAACTGCAAAAAATGAAGAGCAAAGATTCCTTGACAATTTTCAAATTTTATGAGTATAATACTCTTATGGGGCAGTAGCATAATCGGTAAATGCATCAGGCTTATATCCTGACGATAGTGAGTTCAAATCTCACCTGCCCTACGGAATGGTAGGTAGCGCATCTTAGGATGGATTAGTTACCTATAACCGAGTGGCAGAGTCCCAGTGTGAGATAGTTCTCCGACCCATTTGATGCAGGACTCGTCAAGGCTCTACCTACCATTCTTATATGTGGTAAAATATACAAGAGGTAAATATGCGAACTATAACAAAACAAGAAGTCATAGAGATTCTAAGGAGTCGTGATGGCGACTCCTGTTTTATTTGTAAAGGTATATTTATTGACGAATCTCCCACAATTGATCATTGGTTTCCAAAAGCTCATGGCGGTAAGGATGATATAGAAAATCTTAGATTGACTCACCGCAAATGCAATACTGAAAAAGCAGACAGAATACCAAATGAAGATGGATCTTTGCCTGAAAAAAATATAAGTAGAGTTCAAAGATATAGAGTAAAAAAAGAGAATAAAAAAAAACTCAAAGATCTAATATGCTTCATCTGCGAAAACGGCAGAAAGCTAGGGGAAGACGATAACTGCAATAGTTGCGGTTCAAATGCAGGACCAAAACAATCTCCACATTATTTAAAAAAGCCTTCTCCTATATGCGACCACAATACATATTGGTGCTGGGCTTGTTCTATTGGAATCGTAGAAAGGAAATCAGCGTTAGCAAATTTGATAACAGGCTGATATAATAGAGACTATGCCATACGAAATTAAAAAAGATGCTCCCGGATGCAGTGGATATGCTGTTGTCAAAAAAACTGATGGTTCAGTTGTGGGTTGTCATAAAACAAAAGATGATGCCGTTCAACAATTGATTGCACTTAAAATTAATGTTGAGGATAAAGAAAAAACTGAAAAGATGCAGTTTGGTCATGGATCTAAAGTTCCTTTTAAAATTGAATACAATGTTCCAGATTGTCAAGGTGGCTGGGGAGTTTTAAAAGAAAACAATGGTCAAGTAGTTGGCTGTTATACAAGTGAAGAAGAAGCTAAAAAAGCAGTAGAAGCATTAGTTGTTCAAGTAGAAGGCTATGAAGAAAAAGGACAAGAAGAAAAAGGTATAGAACCTTTGTCATTTTGGAATGGATCGTTTGCTCCTGTTTTTGGCTCTAAAAATCAAGATGCTAGATTTGTATCTACATACAATAGTCCTCCACAAAAGGATGGAAAACCTTCTGCGGGATATGGAAATAGATCAGGAAAAGGTTTTAGTAACCAATAGTTTGGTATAATAAACATGCTCAAATTGAGCGAATAAGGAGAAAAAATAAAATGACAGAAAAATCAATCAATGGCTGGGAGCCAATTACTACTAGGTCAGACAAGCGTCTTACCATGAAGATTGTTCCCGGCACAAATGTAAAGCTGACAATGCACAAGGATGTTCTTCCACTTTTCCTTGCACTTGCAGCAGACTTCCACAAGGAAGTTGCACCACTTCGTAATGGTGAGTGTGGTGGTTATGCATTCCGCAAAGCCCGTCAAGCCGCCGCTTATAGTGACCACAGTTCTGGAACCGCAGTTGACCTTAACTGGGGTCATGAGGGTGCTATGGGACCTAAGGGTGGAATGGTTTTCATGAATGATGCTCAGATTAAGGCATGTGCTGAAATTAAGAAGCGTTACCAGATTGTTATCTGGGGTGGAGACAGAGCTAAGGGTGGAGATTACAAGGACCCACATTCTTGGGATCCAATGCACTACGCTTTGAAGTCGGGCGTAACAGTAGCAGATATTCAAAAGGTTTTGAAAAATCTAGGAATTGATGCTAATGGTGTTCGTGCAGGCGCAGGAACAAAGAAGCCAAGTCTTGTAACAAAGATTACAGCTCCTAAGCCAGCTCCAGTTGTTAAGCCAGCATATACACCACCAGCAGCACCAGCAGCTAAGCCTGCAGCACCTGCTGCAAAGCCAGCAGCGCCAGCTGCTAAGCCTGTTGCCAAGCCTGCAGCACCTGCTGCAAAACCAGCACCAAAGAAGTAATAAAATTTAGAATAGGATGCTTTATATTAAGTGTCCTATTCTATTTTGCGACTGTTGCATAATGGTAGTGCACTATCCTTCCAAGTTAGTTGTGCCAGTTCGATTCTGGTCAGTCGCTCTGAATGCCCTTCATGATATAATTAATCTAGCAAACATTTTTGCTCTAGGAGAAGGGGATGTTGAAAAAAGCATTAAGAGTAACTTTAATTCTTATATTGTTAGTTATAATAGCTTACATTCCATCTTCCCGCGCAACAGAACAAACAAATTTAGTTCATAATGGTTCATTTGAAGAACCTAAAATAAACCGTTCTTTTGAATTTACTGAAGTAAAATATTGGCGTGACGGTACATTTGGAGCCTTATTAGAAATATGGAATGCTTCCAAAATGGAATTAACAGCGCCGGACGGCAATCAAATATTAGAATTAAATTCTACTGCTCAACATGAAATTAAACAGGATATTGTTGTTGAACAAAATACAAACTATACAGTATCTTATTTGCATAAAAGAAGAATAAGTATCTGGGAATCTACCGATATAGGTATTGATGGTTCTGATTATGAAATAGCAAGTTATCATTGCTATGAAAATACTGAAGAGTGGCACTTATGCCAAATAAAATTTAATTCTGGTAAAAATTATATTATTACTTTAATTATTAATCCATCAACAAGTGGATCAAAGGGAAATTTAATAGATGATGTAAGAATGACTAAAGATTTTGTTGTCGAGCCAACGCCAACAGTCCAGCCGACAGAAGAACAAACTGAAACACCAAAGCCAACGCCAACAGAATCAACTACTGTAACACCAACTAGAACTGTTACACCAACAATTACACCAACAGTTACTCCAACTAAAACTGTTACACCAACTCCAACTGTAACACCAACACCTGCACCAACATACTATGAGGTTCAAATATGTAATAATGGTACACCATTTGGTTCATCATATATAATGAACTCAACTGATGCAATAAAACCTACACTAAATTCATTCTATAAATTATATTCACCAACTACTTTAGGAACAATGGATGGAAATAATTGTTGGAAAGTAATTTCATTGCCTGGATTATACTCATCAATTGATGGTGATGGTACATTTGGAACGGGTTATAGTAACTGTTTATGTGGTGCAACCCCAACTCCGACACCAACTACTACGGTTACACCAACTGTAACACCAACTCCAACAACTAC